TGTTGTGGTAGATCGTCCAGTTTTTGGATTCACTTCCACACAAGTCGACCAATTGATCGCCGGGTTTAAAACCTGGTTGGATACTACTGCAATTTCAAAATTGTTCGCCCAGGAGAGTTAATCTCTTCTGTGTGAACTCTCTGAAAGGAGATTCTTATGTCAACACGTGGTGTGCTGAGGATACTTGCTCTTGTCCGTAGCAATATGGACATTCTTGATGCTTTCGTCGATGTTAATCGACTCATCAAGGAGTCAAGTGACCGTGTGGATTTTCTTGACAAGGTTGCCGGCGAAGTTGCCGAAATCGCTGTCAAGGATGGGGTTAAACCCGAATCTACACCTAAGAAAAAGAAGTCGCGAAAGTAATCTGCGCTTCTTTGAAATAACCGTTTTTTCAGCAATTGGGCCTAAAACGTAGCTTGAAGCATTTCCTCCAGTTTAGGAGGTTGCTTGAAAAGCAACGTAAGTGACCTACTCGAGTTAATGAACACGATCTATCGTGATGCGTGTTCGAAGTGCATCGCTGATGTCTCCGATTTACGTGACCTTGAAACTATCAGATCACGTGTTGAAGATGAAGGTTTGTCGTTTTTGACGATAACCTTACCAGACTTTGCTACAGACCTCGAAGAGTGTCTGGCTCAAAGCTGTGTAGACCCTAAACTCTTCCGGAGATTCCGGAAAAGCGGTAGAATCCCTGCTTTTTTGCAAGGGTTTACCAGTCTCATCTTTGACAGGGAGACAGGAAGGATTAACGATGTTCCCTCTAGCGACTATCACTCAACTATTATTGATTGTATTAGGCAAATTTGCCTTACCTTCAAGAAAGTTGAGGTTGATTGTACGTCCAATCGGACGTACAAGGCGCTCAAAGGTTTCACCCTTATTGAGCAACAACTTAATGAATTTTCTCTCCCAGACGATGATCTCGATCATTTTGATCTTGTATCTCGTGTGTTATGGGGTAACGCTTTTCTTGACTTTTGTCAATCGGCGTTAATCCCACATCACGGACCGGGAGCTACGGCAGATAAGCGCACGGGTAACCGTAAGTATATCTGGCATAGGTGGCATGAGAGACTCGAACCTTATTTTCCGATTATCGATAGCGGTTATTCTATTTCCGCTGTTGATGACCGTGTGTTCGATATAGTATCTCTTATTCCACAGGAGGATGAACAACCCGTTAGGGTCGTCACCGTCCCGAAAACTCTTAAGTCGCCCAGAATCATTGCTATTGAGCCGTGTGTTATGCAATATGCACAACAGCCTTTAAAAGACTATTTATACGAAAGTATATCTAGTCATTGGTTATCGTGTGGTCATGTAAATTTTACTGACCAAACGATAAACGGCAGATTAGCTATTGATGCATCGAAAGATTGTCAATTAGCGACGATTGATCTCTCTGAGGCTAGTGATCGCGTTCCGCGGTCCCTCGCTATGAGAATGTTTCAAACGTGTCCTGATCTTCAGGATGCTATTGAAGCGTGTCGATCGATGCGTGCTGAACTTCCGTGGGGGGAAATAATTCCTTTACAGAAGTTTGCATCTATGGGCAGTGCTCTTTGTTTTCC